AGGCCCCCGTAGTCCGTCGCGTCGGCAGCGGGCAGGTCGTTAAATCCCTCACTGACCAGCTGAAACCACAGGATTATGCGCATTTGCAGTCCCCTGCCGGTGATGTGGTGCGTTTCACAAGCAATTTCGATTATAGGATTGACTACGAAGAGCGTTACCTAGTGCCGTGGGGCAGGGACGAAAGCTGAGAAAATGCCGGGCATACTTGACACGATGAACACCACGGAGGCGTGGAAAAAATGGTTTGACCTGCGCGCCAACGTGATTAAGCAACGCGGCGTGTATGTTTGCCTATGCAACGGCAGCGGGCAACCCATGATCGAGCTGGATAATTATAGTGATCTTTCCTATAATTTTCAGCACAACCAGCCCGGTACCGCTAGTGTGCGTGTCGGGTTGGATGTGGAGTATTCGCTAGCCGGAGTATTCGCGCCCCCACCTGGTAGCGAGCATGATATCCAAATTTTGGGTGCGCTAATGCACGATGATTTAAAGATGCTGCTTATTGATGCGGGGGATGTGCGATGGTTCGGGAAGATTAAAATGGCGAAGTTCACTACCCGAAACAGCCGGTTTGATTCGGTTACGATTGAGGCCCTGGAATACTTGGATGTGCTGGGTGAAATGCCCGCCGTTTCGGACCGTAAAGCCTGGTCAGAGACTAAGAACGAAAAGATTAAAGACAACATTAACACACTGAAATCCCCCCGTGAGTACACTCTGAAACTTTTTAGGGCGGGTAACCAGGTGGACGGGTTTACCGTGATAGGTAAGGCTGATGAGATGATCGCTAAATTG